TTCAGCTTCGCCCACTTCGCGGCGACCATCGCACGTTGGCTTTCCGTGAGGTGGCGGCGGTGCAAGTTGTGACTCATAACGAATCCAAGCGGATCGTCACCAGTGTATTCAGTGAAGCGCGGCTGCAACCCCGCAATCCCGCAGGCGCGGAATCTGTTGCGACCGTCAAGGATTTTCCCCTCGTATGATGTGATCGGCAAAAGTTGACCCTTTGACTTGATATCAGCGGCCAGCGTCTGTAATTCCTTATCTGGAAGCATACGATAGATGTTTGCGTATTCGTGGTATTCCATTTTTGTTTTTCTGTTTGGTTTCGTGTTCATGCCCAAGCCGGGCGAGTCAAAAGGTTTATTCCGCCGTATGGTTGCGGCCATTTGCCACTTGCGCGGCATTCTTTGAGGGTTTCAAGCGCGGTTTCCAGCTTGCGCTCTCCGCTGACTATCCAATCGGATGAGTCATAGACGGCGCAGGTGTATGGAGCGGTTTTTTCGACGGCAATCCAGTAAAATGACGGCTCGGTTTCGATCTGGTGATGCTGGGCGAGAATGGCCTTGTAGAGTGCCGCCTGGAGGTCGTAGTGGTAGTTAGCGACCTTGCGGGCGAACGCTTCGGGTGATGCATCATCGGTCGTTTTGAGGTCTGCAATAACCCATTCTAGGCCATCGGTGCCGACCGCATCAAGCAAGCCCTTGCATTCGATGCCGCGCACGTTGGCGAGTATCGGCGTTTCACGGTTTTGGCAACCGCGAAGGATGGCAACCGCGTGCGGGTTTGCGGCCACGCTGTCGGCCATCCCGACTAGCGCGGCAGCGTCGTCTGCGGAGATGATCGGAAGGTGTCCAAATTGGGCCTTCCAAGCCTTTCCCTCTTTTGTGGCGAGCGATAGCCCATCCGGCTTTACTGCCGCCATCTCGCAAAGTAGATGGCCTTCTAGGATGATGCTGTGCGCGATGGTGCCAAGCAGCATCGCGGGCGTTTCCGTGCGATCCTCCGCAAGTGCCGCCTGGTAGTGCGCGGGGGATTTCAAAATCGCCTTCAACGTGCTGAAATTGACGGCGGGATGGGCGCGGTATTCTGAGATTTTCATGGTGTTTCTAGTTGATGGCTATTCCAACGGCGAGACAATCTCGGTTTCGACGGTTTCGGCTTCCGTCGTTTCGTCGGCTGTCGGCAAAACGAAAGCTGGAGCTTGGCGCGGCGTGGCGTTTCGCATCTCGCGGAAATGGTCATCGTCGCGGGATACGTGATCCATGATTTCCGATGACAGCGGCAGCATTTTGGACAGACGGCGCACGGCGGTTTTCTTGGCCATCTCTGCCCAGTAGTTTACCCATGGTCCTGATTTGCCCGCCTTGCTTTTGTCGCGTATGGCATTGACTTCGGCGCGGGTCAAAACCGCTGATTGAGTCTCGCCGGTAGTCATCGTGGCGGTGGCATAAACCGCTTGCACTTCGCCGCGATCTTCGCGCCAGTTGATGTTGTGCTCAATCTCGCCGTTCGACCATGCGAAGAAGTCTTTTTCGCAAACGGTTTCCGCACGGATGCTGGCAACGTCGCCGCTGCGTCGTATTAGCTCCACAAGTCCCTTGTAGTCGATGATGAGGGTGCATTCGCGGCCATACGGGATAAGATGCGCCCGCCGCCCATCCGGCTCAATGCCCATCGCGGAGCAATCAAGCAGACATTTCATGACGCTTTCTGGCGTGCATTCCTGGAGCTTAGGCGTGCGCGTCAAAGCCGTAATTGCAACGCGGGCGAATCGTTCTGGCGTTAGGTGTTTTGGCAAAGCGCGGGCGAATTGCTCGCGCATACTGTCGGAGTTGATAATGGCTTTCAGTGATGTTGACATAGTTTGGATTGGTTAGTGGTTAGATCGGAGCGAAATATCTGCGGTAAGCCTCGACGGTCAGGATGATGCCACCGCCGGATGCTGGCGCGTGCTTCTCGCGGCGATGGTCGAGCATTTGAATGAGCATGATTTCCTTTGCCGTCTTTGGCCAGCAGCGGAAAAAGAATCCTTTAAGAGTTCGGTGCTCAAACTTGGTCTGATTGCGTTCGTCAATTACAGGGGTAATGACGCACGGATTGTCTTCGCGTTGGGTAATCATGGTTTTTGTGATGTAGTCGTGCGCTCTTCGAAGTTGAGGCGGTGCAACTCGGTGCCGACGCGGATGGCGTAGTGGTCAGAGCTGTATCCTTGAAAACCAGTTTCCCAATTATCGTTTGGACGTTGGGTTACGGCCGCGATGTCGTAGGATTTATCGTCAGGGATACAATTTAACGGCCCCACCCCGAAGTATTCAAAGCCCTCTGGCGGCGCGGGGATCTGTTGTTGTGGTGCGTTCATGGTGTGGAAAGTAGTGCTGCCACGTAAAACGCGGCGATGATCATGATTCCCGCCAAGACAAACTTGACGGCTGCGGTTTCCGGTTCCTCATACGAGGCTCGGCGTTTGTTCAGTGGTGGCAAGCCTTGGCTTGCGCGTGTTTTCATGGTGTGTTTCATGGTTTGGTTTGGTTGGTTGTCTGTGACGCAATCAACCTACCAAAAACCTCCCCGCTCGCAACAACTGTTAGAGACTCGCACAAACGAAAACCCGCTAGCCTTTATGGGAGTAGGACTAGCGGGCGGAAAAATTAGAAAGATTTTTCTTTGCGTCATGATTTCATGCGGCCAGATAGCCCGCCAATCATGGAACGCCCCTGGCAAATCGGGATGTTCAGGTGCAGGAAATCCCCGCTTGTCGCGACGATTTGCAAAGCGTAGCCGTGACTCCATGAGGTGGGGTCGCTGTGACGCCAGAGCGGCTGCTGGATGCAAAGGCAACCTGGATTCCACGCTTTGACCATCCCGATTCCGGGATAAACGACGGTGCTGGAATCCTCTTGATGAGTGTGAGCATAGACGACGTTGCCAGCGGTTCGCATCAAGGATGCGCGGGCAGCGTTTTTCCCACCCGAAAGCTGATGGACGAAAAAGCATTTGCCGCGTTTTATCCACCCCGGCGGCAGTCCAGCTTCGTGAACCTTGCCAACCTCGAAATAATCGATCCCGCGCTCGGCTAATCGGAGCAAGGTTCGCGGTGATAGCAACTCCGCAATGAATCCGGCATCGCGCCCGTTTCGTATCGTCTGATCGACCGCCCATTTTTCGATGCGTTGATCGTGATTGCCTTCGATGTAGAGGATCTTGGCGCGTGGTGCAGCTTTTGCAACCTCGTCAAGAAACCAATTCGCAGCGGCAATGTCGTCTTGGTAGTTGTAGGATGTTTGGGCGACGTATCCCAGCGTGTGGTATGCGGCCAAGAATCCGCCGCATTCCACTATGTCACCGTTCAAAATGATTTCATCCGCGTCCCATGTTTTGAGGTCTGCCAGAAACGCGGCAACCGCGTCCTTGTCCATCTGCGAGCCGTGGAGGTCGTTTGCGATGATTCGCACGAAATCATCCTTGGCACGCTTAGGCGGCGATTTTGGACGCTCTGGCGGGGTGTATTTTGCGGATTGAAGATCGGAGTATTCCCGAAGCAGGTCGTTTCTATCTCGCGTGACCGCGGTTAGCTCCCGCTGCGTCTTTTCGAGTTTGGCGCGGATCTTGATTACGTCGTGGATTGCGGCATCGCCGCTTACCCGTGCGCCTGTTAGATTGTGTCCTTCACTCATGGTTTTAGGTGGTTAGTATTGCGCGGCGGTATCGGGGTGCATAATCATGCCGACCCAATCATCTTCGGAAACTTCGACAAACTTAAAACATCCAAGGTCTTTTGCGTGGCGGCGAATGGTTTCCTCGGCCATGCCCCATTGCTGCGCCAATTCGGCGGGCGAGAATCCGCGACCTTTCGGAAGTCGTTTGATAAACTTGGCGGCGGATTCCGGCGGCTTGCGTGGCAAGACTCGTTTTGACGAGAGGTTGACGCCCCCGGCGACTGGTATCGTCGGCTCGGCTTGCGGTGTCGGCAGGGTTCCAAGTTTTGCCCGCACGGCGGCAACTGCTGGCACCGTGGTGTTTAAGTTCTTGGCAATCCTTCCATTCGGGAAATGCGGGTTGCGTTCTATGCTGTTTTGGATTCGGTCTTGTAGTGTTCTCATGGTATTTTGTTTGGTTTTGGGAAATTATTTAATCCAGCGCATTACCGCCTTCGCGTAGCATATTCCAAGCTCCCGCTGCTTGCCGTCGAATGCTCGCCAGTCGTTAGGATTCGATCCGAAGAATGGCTCTGCGATGATCGCCGGGCATGGAGTGAGATTCAAAAACGCCGCGCCGTTTCCAGTGCCACGCGCCAGCAATCCGCGTTCGTTGATGTCTGGAAAGTCTGCGGAAAATTGATCCTCGAAACATTGAGCGAGTGACTGCCCGCGTCGTGATCCTGGATAGTGGATCCACTCATGGCCATTTGCGGCAGCGTTGGATGATGCGTTGAAATGAAGCTCAATAGCCGCGCTAGCTCGATCCTCCTTTAGCTTCGCCGCTAGCCATGCCATCGCTGCGCTGTATCCCTTGCGCGGGTAATCGTTGTAAATCTTGGCGGCGACGCCGTTGGACGCGAGGTGGTCAAGCATATGGAGCGCAACGCTGCGGTTGTAATCCCACTCGCGCACGCCGCCGAGACTAACTGCCCCGGCTCTGTCGCCTTGGCGTGAATGTCCGATGCAAATTGCAATCATGGTTTGAGGATTTCGAGTTTCGTGATCGTGGATTTTACGATTGTGAACCGCTTTTCGTTTTCTGGAATTGAACGCTCAAAACGGTTAGAATGCGCCCATGAAAGAATTTCATAATGCTTGCGCCCGATCTTGTCAATCCTGCCCCAAACCTTGAATGCGTATGGGTCATTACCATCCTCTACGTGGTCAAGAAATTCTATTTCTACGATTGATCCGATTTTTGGTTTCATGGTTTCGCGATTACGGTGGGCCTTGCTGGGAGTGATCTAAAGCGTTTGATGAGGCAGGCGATGCCGATGAGGGCGAGGATGCCAGCTTCAAACATGGCGGCGAGGATGCGGGTTTTCATTTCGTCGCATGGATGCGCTTCGTTCCGACTTCCACGCGGCCGATGACGTTTCCGGCATCGTCATAGATGGGGGCTGTGACCTTGCCAGCGGGTTTTCCATCGGTGAAAACTAAACCGCCTTCGATGCCGGTGTCTGGGTCGCGGTAGGAGATGCTACCGTCGATGCCTGCAAATTCGGCGCAAGATGACAAGGCGACGGCGATGATTGATGCGATGATGAGTTTCATGTCAGTCTTTTTTGATGATGTTTATGAGTCCGATGACAGACAAGCCAACGGCGATTATGGCTTCTTGAAGCTCTGGCGCGATAGTGACGCCAGCGGCGATTGCAAGCGCGACAAATCCGCGCCAGGTTGATTCTTGTTTCAGGTGTTCGATCATTTTGGTTTGGGGGTGAGTTGTGTTTAAGGATTGCGGGAAACGTAGCGTTCGATATTTTCAATTTTGCGGTTGGTTTCTCCGGTTTGATTGGCAAGCGATTGGATGGCTTGGGTGTTTGCCCGCACTACGTCAACCATCGCCTTGTTGGCGGCCTGTAAATCCTGATAGACGTAAATCAACATGAAGGCAAAGATGATGCCCGTTCCAAATTTGCCAACTGCCCATACGACGATTCCCGGCCAAGTGTTTGGAACCTCTACGTTATCAGGGGCGTCTTGACTTGCGATGCTGTGAAGTTGATCTCGGCTCATGGTTTTAAGAATCGTAGGTTGTGCCGTAAAGCCTTGCGAGCCCCGCAAGCGCGGACTGCAATACTTGTCCAAATTGGGAATCCGTAGCGGCAAGAGCGAATGCGTCACGAATCGCGAAGCGGGTGCCATCCGCGAAAAGGATGTGCGCGATTACTGGTTGCTCAAGCGAGGCCGCGTTGACGTTGATTAGCTTGATCGCGGTGGAAGTTTCGGTCTGCCGCTGGCATTCGGCGACGAGGCTTTGCAACATCGCATCAAGCTCGGAATCCCCCGATCTTTCGGAAGTCAGATCGGAGACGATGAGGGGCGGCAGCTTTTGAAGGAGCAGGTGCGTCCCGTTGTAAGGGAGAAATTGCGCGGTCAGGTGACCTCTGCCGCTGAACGAAATGTTGAGGCGGGAAACCCACAATCCCGAAAACGGGGCGGTGGCCGTGGTGGCGGAAGGGTTAGCGATCATGATGTGTAGACGGTGTATCCTTTAAGTTCGGCAATGGTGGTGTCGCAGGTGTCTGCGCCGGGGTTATCATAGCAATAAATCTCCGCAATTCCGGGATCTGGCAGAGATGTGAAAAATGCGTTCAATGCAGACTCGGAAAGTTGATTGGATGAAATATCAACGTGTTGCAAGGATGACATGCCAGCTGCGATTATCTCGGTGAGATGATTGACAGGAAGATCAACTGCTGTAATTCCGTTGCATTCGGTGCCATCGAATGTAATTAAGTGGTATCCGAATAATCCTATGGATTCAATCAATCCATACTGCGTTCCCGATTCGTCGCACGAAAAGATTGCAAACTCTTCGATTCCGTCTGTTGGTGGAATTATTACAACTAAGTTATCTGCCTTTACTTCCCCCAAGACACCATCAGGAAAGACAATGCGATAAAACCCAGTGGATGTTGTCACGTTTTGGCCAGTGCTTACATTTGCCGAGTCCCGCGTGAATCGCACGATGCTGGCGGACGCTGGATAATCGCCGGGCAACAAAGGAGTTGCCCCGCTTGTGGATGGCAAGCGGGTGGGTTTTCGCGTTGTTAGTCTTGTGGGGTTGCGAATCATTCCGGCAGTTCGTTGACGATAGTGCGGATAGAGGTTGATCCGGTGGCGGATGCCACGTTGATGTTTATGGTTGGCATCATTCCGCAATTGGTTCCAATCAACTGCCCGGCAGCGGAAAACGTGATTGCGTTGTCACCTGAGAAGTCAACAAAAGTGCCATTCGTTCCGCCTGTTAGAGCGGTTTCGGCAATCGGCTTGATTAGTTCTTCAACGTCCGCATCGACGGCAAGCGCGGCGGTAAAAAGCGATGTGAAATCTGGGGATTGCAATGCGGCGAGAACATCGCCAACGGTTGAAGTGTTTGCGGAGTTGTCGCCGCCGCCCGCGAATGCTTCGGCGGCTTGTGCTGCTACCGCCGACGCGCCTGTCCCGCTTGCGGTTGCGGTAAATCCGGCCAATGCGTCAACCGCGGCAGCGATCAGGGTTGCGGTGTTTTTTGTATTGTCGGGATCACCGGCACCATCCGTTCCAAGGGTGATGACCAGGCGCGGGCGGGCGTGCGCAAAACTAAGGCTTACTGCCAAGCTGCTGTTAATTGTTAGAGGTGCGATGACAATGACGTCCCAAGCGTTTCCTTGCGTGCCTGCCGTTGCTTGCGTAATTGTCACAACTCCATTCGTGCCGGTTCCGATTGCAACGGTTGCGGCGTCGCCCTCGTCGGTTGCGGTGTTGACAACAATGTCCAGCCCGGTTTTTACAACGGAAAGCGTGGAATTGGGATTAGTTGGAACAACAACCGCAATCGTGATCCCGTTGCCAAACGTCCCGCCGTCTGTGGCACTTAGAACGATGGCGTCCGCATCTTCGTTGTCGTCGATTGTTTTTGTCGCTTTAGCGGGTGCCGCTGTCGCGTATTGAGCTTTCACGACACCGCTGGCAAAAGTCCCGCTGCAAGCAATGGAAAATTCGCGGCCTTCGCTGATGCCTTGGACTGGATAGTTGCCGTCCGCTGTTAGAAGTCGATTCATGGGGATATTTGTTAGGTTGTGGAAGCGATCACCGTGACGTCAACTTGTGTCGCGCCAGTGGTGTTTGTGAGTTGAATTGAATCAATCGTGGAAAAGATTCCGGATTGGTTGGCAAATTGGATTTTCTCGCCTGCTGTGATTGGCTTGCTCACATCGTCAATATCGATGGTGCATCCGCCGGAAACGCAATGGATGAGGATTGCTAGGATTGTTGATGGCGGCTCATACGGATAGCCTTGGAAATCAACTTGAGGCTCAATCCATTCGGATTCCGCGCCAGGGGTGAAGCTGCCAGACGTCGCCGCGATAGTGCCGGTTCCGTCGTTGCCAGTGGTATTCGCTGCCGTGATGCCGGAAACCAGATTGAGTGCTGTGATCGCGGACGCGGCGGATGCGGCAAGCGGCGTGACGGTGGGGGTGCCAGTGGCGGGGGATACGGCCGTCCAAGTAGTGACGAGGTCTGGCGATACCACGTTCTGCGTGGATTGCCAGCGCGTGCTGCCGGAGTGTTTCAGTGTCCATTTTTCAGCATCCCAGAAAACGTAGATTTCAGAGCTTTCGGTGTCCAATGCGCTTTCCGTGTATGCTGGCTTACCATTTTCCTGCCCTGCGTAAATCAACGGCGGAAAAGTCACCGCGGTAGATCCATTACTGGTAAGAGATCCGGTCACAATCATCACCCGCTTGTCCCCACTCGTCACCCGTAATTGCGTCCCTACTTTCGCCGCTGTCAGTTGCGTGCGGTCTGTCGTGGAGTCGATCACGATTGCCGCCGTCAAAAGCGTTAGATCGGTGCTTTCGATGTCGATGCTGTTATTTGTGCCGGAAGGATTGAGCGTGATTTCGGATGGCGTCGCCGGGTCTGGAGTGAAACTGGTTGCGAAGTCGCTAAGCGCGACGTCAGCTTCCGCCGCTCCCGTCATGACGGCCCGCCCGGTAAAAACGATGTCACCATCGTCGAAAACTATTGACGCGGCGGGGCTTCCTAGTGTCACGCTGCCGGAAACTCCCGGGCGCGTCGCCGTGCCGGTCGCCTGGACTCCAAAAAGGGCTTGCGCGGAGGAAATGCTCATGCGGGTTTTATCGGTTAGATTCGGTTATTTGTCAAGCGCCAGGACCGCCGTTTATCGGCAGTCCGGTCAAAATGTCCCATGCCGGGTCGCCGGATTTCGTGGCGTATGGGTGCCACTCGGTGGCGGTGATGGTGAGGGACGCGGAGACGAACGGCTCCTGGACTGCGACGTGTGCCTTGATGTTGAAAACGCCAGATGCCAGTGAGAGCGGGACATCGAGCGCCGGGAAATCATACGGGTATGCGTCGATGGATGCGCGGCTATTTGCGATACTTGGCGGCACGGTGGTGCCGGTGGATGCCGTGAACAGAAACGTGCCTTTTATCCAGAAATCACCATTTTCGTCCTCATAGATCGCCTTGGTGCGGATGACGGATCCGCCCATGGGCGAAAGGTCGCCCAGCTCGGTGTCGCGGTCGAGGAATGGATAAGCGTCGGGCGGGTTGGTGCCGCCCTGGCGGTTTCTCGCGAAGACTTCCGCCTCGGTCGGTGGGATAATCTCGTCGTATTCGTCGAAATTCCCCGTGTCCGCTGTGATGGTCCCGGTGGCGGTGTCCGTGGCATTGGTTGGGGGATCGTCGGAAATCTGATACGTCACATAAAGGTCGAAATCCAGGCGCAACACCCGATAAAGCAACTCCATGACAGCCTCCTTACTCATCGGACCGATGAGGGACTCATAGGGGCCGATGTATTGGTCGGGGTCGGATGGAGCTTCCAGGGCGGAGAGAGTGGTATCCTCTGTCGGGTAGGGCCACGGGTAGCGATTAAGGCGTGGCCAGCGGCGGGATGTAATGCGGGTTCCCATGGCTATTCTTCCTCCGGTGGTGTGAATCCTGCCGGGTGCGTCGGATGCGGCAGCAAGCACTTCACTGCGATTCCATTAAAAAATCCAAAGTCGAGAAGCTGCGATGTGACCGTGGCTTGCGTGATCGTCGGGGCGTTAGAAGTCACGTCAATCTTGCCGACGTAAAGCCTAACCTTGGTTTGCTTCCCGTAGGTTTCCGATTCGTCATCATCATCAATATCAACCTCGTCAAGCGCGTTTGTTGATTGGGCGATTGTCCACCCGCTAACGACGTAATCTTGAGCCAATACCGGAGGGTCTGCTTCTTCGTCGGCTTCAATGTAGGTGACGTTCGCGGCGAGGTAAATAAACACGGTTCTGTCGCCCGTGCCCGACAGTGTGTCAGGAGTGTCAAACTCATCAAAACCATCCGCCGTTAGTGCTTCCTCGCCATTTGTTCCATCGGTGATTGTGCTGCGGTCGGATGAAATTTGAAACGTGATTACGCCTTCCTCGCCTCTTCCCGTGGTTAGAAAAAACGGGGTGCTATTTTGCGATGATCCGCTAGTTCCGCCGGGATGGTAGAAAATAGGTCTGTCGCGTAATTGTTCAATGGCCCTAACGCATTCGCCAAGGCATTTCATAACGCCAGCCATTCCCAAGCGCGGATGAACGCGGCGTGGTGTCGTGATCTTGCCGGGTGTTAGTGCGCGTTTCATGCAGAGTAGAGGAAAGAATCCCATTTGCCTTCTTCCGAAAGCTCAAAAACAACTTCGTTAGTGAATGATGGATTGGCGTTGATTTCTCCGGTCTGTTCAATGTTGGCGGAAACTAGCAACCAATCCCTCTCGCCGGGAGGTGTCGGCGGTGATCCTGGCGGTGATGTAATTTTTCCAAGCAAGCTCAAATCAAATCCCGTCAATGTCGTCGATCCAGCCCATCGTTTCGACCAAGTGTAACCTGCCGACCTAAAGCTATTGATTCCCTGAGACAATTTCGTTGCAAATTCAATGCCGTCTGAGGATGTAATTGGATCTGGCGTGATGTGTTCCCCGGTGTCCGCCTTAATGCAAACGTAGCCGTCTGGGTCAAGCCAGTCTGGCCCGTAAATTATTTGCCCGGCAGCTATTTGTGCAAGTGCCGTTCTTTCTTCGGGATCTAACGCTTTGAATTTCCAGTGTTCGCTCAGCGGCGAATCTCCGGTTTGCCCGCGCATGGAATAGGTTACTTGGAATTCATTCTGATCGGCAATCGCGTTTCCGTTTCCGTCAACGCCTGGAAACCCTCCAAAATTCACGGTCACAAACTCCCATCCGCCGGAAACTACGGAGGTGCCGATACTCCTAACCCGTAGGAATGACCATACGGATGCCGCGTCAGGGTCTAGCTCGGTGATGGATTTATTTATCGCAAAATAGGATCGCGTCACGGCACTATTGAGTGCGCCCTTGACGATCTGAAAAGATTGCGTCGCCGTCCATGCCCCGTTGTCGTCCTGCCGCTGTGCGTTGAAATCAGCTTGCGGGATGGCCAGTGTGCCTGGCTTTATGAAAATTCTTGCGCTCATTACATTCCTGCTGGTTGGGTGTTGTCTGCGATGCGTTTTAGGTAACTTATCCACTCTTTCGAGTTTGCCGGAAAATTTCCAGTTTCGGTTTGGATTCCAGTCCTAGCGCGGTTTGCCGAGTTTGCGACGCCATCGCGCACGATGCGGTTTGGGTTTCGGGATGGGTCTGAGAATTGCGCGAGGTTGATTCGTAGCTCGTTCATAATGTCTTCCATGTCGCGGCGTAAAACCTCGGATGCAGCTTTTGACGATTCCTTTTTGATATTGTAGCCAGTTACCCGCTCGGTTACCTCAATCCCTTTACCAACCGCAGACCAATCTGGGATCATGTCGATGATTCCAGAACCTCCAGAGATAAACGCATTCTTGACGCCTTTTTTCATGGCGGATCCTAGCATGTTTCCAATCGCCATGCCGATATTTGTCAGGTCGCTGGCATTACCAGCGAATGACGCCCGCAAAGCGTCGCCTAGTCGCGTGCCAAGGTTTTCAAGCGGTTGCATGATCGACTGAAAGAATGGTTCCATGTCTGCGCCCGCATCCGTGAACGCGCTAGCAAATCCCATTGCAAACGATTCTTTCATTTGCTGAATTCCGACCGCAACTTGCTTGCTTGCGTCTGCGCCTGCCAATGCCGCCCCGCCAAGTTGTCCCTCAATCGCTGCCAGTATTAGCGATTGCGCCTCAAGCAACTTGTTAGATTGCGTTAATGCCTTGATCTTGTCTTGCTCTGCTGCCGTGAACGTGATTCCGCTGCGGCGCAATGACGCCAGCCCTTTGATCGGATCTTCCAACGCTTTGCCAAGTTGCACGGCATTGGATTCCGCAGTTCCGAATCCTAGCTCGGCCATGTCAAGCGCGAGCATGGTTGACCGGTCAAACGCCCCGCCAACCATGTTGGCTGTGCTCGCCAGCTTTTTGAAAGTGAGCAACTTTGCAATCGTGGTCTTGATAACCTTTTGATCGACGCCTAGCATCCTCCCGTTAGCATCTGCCATGTCGTTTAGCCTATCGGCAACCTTGCCAGATTCCGCCCCAAAAACGCCGATAGTCTTGGCTACGTGCGTGACGAGCTGCTCCGAATTGGCGGCTTCCTCGCCCATTTTGTTAATGGCCAATCCTAAATCAATCGCCTTTTTTGCGGCGGCAATAAGCGCAACTCCGATGCCGACAACCGCCGCGCCAGCAATCCCGGCAGACTTCGCCGCTGTAGCTAGTCCTGCCTTCATGTTGGCAAGGCCGCGTTTGACTTCCGTGCCGTCAAACGAGATTTTCAGAGTTGTTCCAATGGCCATGATCTTTCGCGGTTAGAGATTTCTGCGAATCGCTCGCTCCGGTCAAATGTTAGATCAATCCCGTGATCATTGCAAGCCATGCGTTCGATCTTGATTCCGTTAGATTGCCAGTAGCACGCAAGCATCGCGTTCGCCTCGTCAAGCGGCATCTCGCACGCTGTCCGGTAGCTAATGCCTGCCGATACAAGCGCGAAGATCAACCGGGAAAAAACACCGACCATGCCAGCCTGATCCTCTCCCAAAGTGTCGGATTGTCCGGGAGTTGGATGGGCTTTTTTGGCGTGACGGCGGTTTCTGTGAATTTCTGAATCTCGTTTTGCGCGTGCCGTTGAAGCTCGTCAAAATCTTCGGCAGTTAGTGTTTCCAGCAGTTCTTCCACCGACTCCGTGATCTGTTCATCCGTCAATCCCTTGATCGTTTTCATCGGAAGGACAAACGGCAAGAGCATTTCAGCAATGTCGTAAAAGCCGAATTCCTGGCCGCTGATGGCCTTGTTTTGGCGGGTTTCGTTAAGCCATCGCAAAATTGCAAGGCTGCCGGGTAATGGTTTTGTTTTCATCGGTTTCTCAGTAGGTATTGACGTTGTTTTTCTGGGATGTTTTCTGAAATGAGACTGAATCCGCCGCCGTGATTCATGAATATCGAAATGTCGCCGTTTCGTTGTGCTTCCTTGGCACGGTCTAGCAACTCAAAACGGTTGGCAATAAACGCGGCAGCATAGGCAAGGTCTGATTCCGGTGAGGCATTGCAAATCTCAATCACGTTTCGCATCGCGGAAAATGCCGCGTCAATCGTGATGCCGCAATACTCGCCAAGGTGTGCAATCCACGCTTCTCGCGATGGTCCGGTTTCCTTTGGCTTGCTGCCGGAAAATGCGCAAACTTTCGGAAATCCGTGATTGATGCTCTCAAGGTCGCGCATTGCGCGATGATCGCTCCAGGCGGCAGACAACATCATTGTCGGTGTTCCATCAAGCGCGGTGTCACGCAAGCGAAACGTGACGTAATCGCGCCCGTTGTCGGACGATATGAGCTGAGCCGGAGGATCATGCGGCGGGCATCCTACCGTCATGAGTGCGGCGGCAAAGTTTGGGTCGCCCGTAGTGATCGACTGTTCGGATTTGAAAATTGGCATATTGTCATTTGTTAGATCGTCAATCCGTCAGCGTAACCGGGGCATTGCTCGCGAAGAGCGGCTTGTAAAGGCCGGAGACTTCGCCAGTCTCAAACTCGGTATTGGCGCGGGTCAGGTTCGCGCCGGTCACGATAAATCCGGCGTTGGAAACTGGGGTGGTGAAAAGTTTTGCCGACTGAGTGCCGTTTGCCAGCGTGACGGCGGCGGCAAGGTCAGGGACGATGCCAGTGGCTTCGACTGCCACGACGCCGCCAAGGGTGATTTCTGCGCTGTCGTTGTAAATCGACATTGCGATGTCATTTCCAAGATGGTTCTTGGCAAACGCTTGTTCCGTCTGGAGATTGGTGGTAAATGATCCAACCGCTAGCCCGGTTGCGGTCACATCCTTGACAACGCCATAGCGTGGGGTTCCGAATACTGTTGCGGCCATAATATTAGAGAGGGTTGGAAATTGCGGGTCTAGCGAGGATTTCGAGGTTGACGGTTGCTACCCTGCGTCCTGCGTCTGCGGAAAAGATAGGGGAATCCGCGAAGATGTCAAGCACGACTGTTAGATTGCGCCCGTCGATCCATTGGAGCATTCCGTCGATATCTGCGATGATGTCGTAAAGCTCTCGCACCATCTTGCGGGCGTCATCCGCGCTTGTTCCGCCGTCAACATCCGGCACGGTATGGAGTTCGACTGTTAGAGAAACCGTCGATACCCCGCGAATTGGCACGCCGTCTTGCTCGGTGCGTGCGCTGCCTGTCTCGTTTATCACGATCATCGGCGGGGCGGCTGTTTCGGTTTCGCCGTCAACCAGGATTTGCACGCCCGTTAGAGACGGGAAATCGACAAGCCTAAAGGCTATCCATTCTGCGATTGATGCGGGGAGGTTCATGGTTTTGATTTTTTGGGGCGCAATGCCATGCGATACCATTTGATTGCGTTGGGCAACGCGCCGTTGATGGCGTCTTGCGCCGCATTGCTGGAAAGCACGGATTTGTCGGCGGAATGCGCAACGTTGTTTGTGAGTTTTACGACTGGCGCGAAAAGGTTTTTTGACAGTGAGCTTGACCCTGTGGTGGATGTTTTTTGAGCGTATCCTATGTAACCTGCGCCGATTGTGATTCTCTGCGACCCGGTCTGCTTTCCGGCTAGGTCTTTGCCCGCCGCAAGCCACCCGCCCTTTGCTTGTCCAATTTCCTTGGCGCGGAGTTTGACGGCACGCTCTACCGTTTTACGGATGGCAACGCGGCGATCTTCTACGGGCAATTTTGGCGTGCGCCTGCGCCTGCGGGTGCGGTTAATGCGAATCCACTGGTTGACCTCTGCCTCGCTCGTTAGAAACTTACGGGTTGGCATGTAGTATGTCTTACCTTGATTCGTGACTTTCCAACCGCTTGCCGTGCGCGTTGCGGAATCCACAACAAGGATCACATTAAAAACGTCTGCCCAAATTGCGCCAAGCTGAGTATTTTTTGCGTCGGTTGCAGACTTTCCGCCACCACGCCCGCCAAACACGGCAGTCGCCACGGCGAGTTCACGGGCAGCTTGAACGCCCCATCGCACCGTGGCTTGTTCCGTGCTGTCGCCAAATTGACGAGCATAACGCTCAATAGAGCGTTGCAGCTTACCCATGTCAATCTCGGCGCGTGCCACGCCGACACGATAGCGTCATCCCTGCCATCTGTCAATGTCGTCTGTTAGACGCTTGACCTTGATGACGTCGCCGCTGCGTCCTGGTCGATACTCGCTGCCGGGGCGGCGGATGACAAGACCCTCGCCGCCAAGGCTCACGATGTGAGACTCCAGTGCCGCGAGTTGCCCGTGGCCGCACAAGTCGAGATGGTCAACCTTTTTGCAATGCGGCGGCAAGTCAATTTCCGCAAGCGCGGCGTTGCGCTCTTCAAACGTGCCGACGTCGGCAAGATCAAAAACCATGAAATAGACGCCGTGCCAATCGCTACCTTTGTGTTGGATCGTGGAGCGCAACGCGTCAAACGTGCCGCGTCCCATCCAAAGCTCGCCGTCAAGTCGAACGTCGGCAGGCAACCCGGCAATAAACCATGCGGGAGGATTGAGGTTTTTCCCGTGGCGAGTGACAAGTTTGCTTCCCGTCCATATTGCGCGAACGCCATCGAATTTCTCGCTGGCCCACCATCCGGTAACGTCGGCGGGGATTTCAGTGGTTAGGAGTTGCGCTTGCATGGCTAGACCTTGACAAAATCCTCCGCTGAATCAAGAACTGTTAGATCAAAACCGCTGGAACGCTTGCGGCTCTAGGCGATTTCCTTAAATTTTTTTCTAGTGAAGTGAAATTTTCCACCACAAGCAGAGCATTCGACGGCGACAAAATCCTCATGCCCGTAGTATTTGGCAACCGGAATTCGCTCAATACTGACGATAATTCTTGTGTCTTCGTTTTTGCAAAATGGACACATTTCGTCCATCGGGCGTTCGGGGTGTGTGTATGCGCCTGGATTGTGCGCCTTGCTTGGGTGTATTTTCATGCTCGTGTTTCTGTGGTCAAATTGAGAGTAGCAAACGTCCCTCCAGCGTTGTCGATCCTGTCAAGACGCCATTGCTGCCCGCGTGCTGTCACAAGCGCGTTGACGCGGAATGCGGAGGTCAAGCGAGACGATGGCAATACCGCCGTCATCATCTTTTCCGGCTCATTGCGTCCATCGGTAAAGTCAAGCCCGGCATCCTGATCGGCTAGCACGGCGAGCACGGTTGACGCGCCTGCCGTGATCGATTCTTCACCGATGATCGTTGCCGCTTGCAAGTGTATTCGCGTGGTGAATGATTGGAGCGCGGATGGCATGGGGAAATCCTAACGGGTTTCGGTTAGATTGCAACGCAAAACGCGGGGCCATTGCTGACCCCGCGTTTGACACGATACACGAACCAATTCAGGGAGAGTTAGTATTCAATACCCAAAGCATCGAGGCGTTCGCGTGCCTCTTTTACGTCCTTCTTGCGGGCGTCGCCTTGGGCGGTTTCGATCAACTCCGCAATCGCCTCGGCGGTTTCATCGTCCGTTTCGATTTCGGGTTGCTCGGGGGATTTTTCGATCACAATTTCGTCAATCGCGGGGGCGGGCGAGTCATCACGCAAAACCAATCCTTTCGGGTTGGATTTTGCCTTGGACGGCACCGGGCGAATGAAAGCATAGCACTCGTTAGACGACGCTTTCAGCTTTTGGATTACTTCGTCCGCATTTTGATGGACGGAAACGACTGGGTCGCCGTTGACGATTTCGAGGAAAAAGGATGGTTTTTTCATGGGTGAAATTTGGCGCGGGCAGGGTAGAAGCCTGCCCGCGCCTGTTAGATGTTAAAATTAGGCGGTCACGACGCGGACACCGTAGTCCATGCCGACGGCAACACCGTAGAGCAAGCCAACGGAATACTTGAGTTCGCCCGCGTTCGGGTCATACCAGCGGCGGAATTGAACGGGGAGGTTCAAGCCGGGGATGGTGATGTTCTCGACTTCGACGCCAGCTTGGGTTGCGCCAGTCGAATCGACTCCACGGCCTGCCATGAGGAGCGCGGAACGATGGAATGCAAACGCGGCGAGGTTTTGGCTATTGGCATCGCATTGGTCGGATTCGTAAATGTTAAATCCGGCAACGCGGGGAGCGGTGGCCTCGGCCTTGTTAGAATCCATGCCGGGGAATTCCGCGGAGTTCAGGGTCTTGACAATCGATCCGTAGTGACCAGGAGCGGCCCAAATGGTGCGGCCTGCTTTCGGTGCCTTTTTGGTATTGGTAAGCGACGTTCCAAGATCGACGATGTCATCGCGGTCAAAGTTGGCGGCGGTGATGGTGGTGGAGGTGGCGAAGTTGCCGGAAACGACGAGGTTCCAAATATCGCCAAAGACTTTCGTGCCGACAGCTTGAAGCGCGGGCGAAATGAAAAGGTCATTGAGGAAGATGGACGATTTCGAGCGTTCAGCATCACCGAATCCATAGACGAATCCAAAGAACGAATCAAGCGTGACGGTCTTGGCGGTCAGCGTGGTGTTTTGGCTGGTGTAGCCGCTCGAAAGATCGACTGCGCTAGGCACGGTTGGAAAGCGAGTTGTTACCGACGCGCCTTCTTGGGCGATGTCGCTTGAAAAGTCCGTAATCACACCGTTGAGTGGCGCGAAAAGGGCTTGAAGATGGGGAAGGGTTTCTTCCGCGATTTGGGCGAGATTGACACCCGCGATGGTATTGGTAGCCATAATGGTTTAGGGGTTGGAGATTATTAGGATTTGATGGAAAGGATTTTTTTGTGCTTGGCGAAGTATTCGGAACGCTCTTGCCCGGCTGGCATAGCTGCAAACTTGGCGCGGATTTCGGCGTGAGTTTCGCTGGCTTCCGGCTCTGGAATCGGTGCCGTCTGCCCAACGCTTGCTAGCATTGCAATGGCTTGCTCGCCTGCGGATGCCTTGGCGGCTTCCACTTCCAATTCAAGCGCGGCAACCCTGGCGTTAGATTCGCTGATTGCGGTGGCAAACTCGGAAACTCGGTTTTCAAGATCGACGATCTTTTCGTCGCGCTCGCCAATGGTCGCGGCATGCGTGGCGATGGTTTCTTGCGCGGTGGCAAGTTCGCTTTGCAAAGCGTTGACCTGCTCGGCGGAGGCGTTGGCGTTGCTTTCAAGCTCGTCGATACGTGCTTGCGCGGCGACGAGTTCTTCGGGCGCGGCGGATTTGAAGATTGAGGCAAGGAAGCTCATGCCCGAAGAACTAACAGATTCGGTTAGATTGTCAAGCGACTTGTTAGACGCGGATTTTTCGGTTATGAATCCAAGCTCGAAAGCCTGCGACTCATTCATCCATGTTTCCGCAAGCATGAGTTGGCGAATCTTTTCCTTGTCGTATCCGCTGCGCTTGGCGTAGGTGGTTGCAATGTCGTTAGAAATGCTTTCGAGCAAGTCGCCCGTGCGCTTCATGGCGCGGGCGTCTCCCCATACGGCGGAGGATGCTTCATGGATCATGATGCGGGCGTTTTCCGCCATTGTGCGCCGGTCGCCAGCCATAAGAATCACGCTGCCCATACTAGCGGCGATTGAGTCAACGTGAGTGTGAATCATGACGCCGCGATCACTCATGCCACGCAATGCGTTGTAGATTCGCTGACCTTCAAACACGCTGCCGCCGGGAGAGTTGATTTCGACGGTGACGGTTTCCAAGGCGTCATCCGCTGCACATACGATGTCGCCAATCCGCATTCCAGCGGCGACAGCATCCGGCCCGTAAAGCCGTTCCAACTCTTCAATGAGCTTGTCGGCGGATTCCTTGTAGACGCCGCTATTGAGCTTCAACTTGCCCTTGCGGTTTTCGATTTGGAGAAATTCAGTCTTCATCATCTTCGTGATTTTGAGGGGTTTCCTCGCCATTTTGCGGCGGGGTTTCGTTCGGGGTGATTAGATACATTTCGCGGGGGTCAATCGCCACGCTGTATTCCGCCTCTGCCTTTTGGCGGGCAATGGTGCGCATGGCGGCGATACGGGCGCGTTTATCCAAAAACGATTGCAGATTGTTGCCGCGCCCTTCGATGATTTCGTCGAGGTTAACGTAGCCTGTCATCAAGCCTTCGCGCTCTGCCTTGGCTTCGCGCCCATCGTCAACCGTTAGGCGGGCAGGCATGGAAAAATCCCACATTGTGGGGGATTCCACGGCGGGGACAAGTCCACGCTGAGCAAAGACGCTGTAAGCCCATGCAAACGCCCGTTTTGAGTGCCACAAAATGCCTTGCTTTCGGCGAATGGCGTTGCGCGCTTTGACAATCTCGGCGCGTTCCGCTGTGCCTTGTCCCGGCCCTTTCCATGCGAGCGTAGTTGCCCATTCCGCACCGACGATAGCGTTGCGAATCAAGCGATCTTGGAAGGATTCCCATTCTTGACCGGGGTTTTGATGGGTGATTTGGTCGATCCGGTGTTGCCCGTCTCCAGGCTGATAATAAACGCCGCCGGGGAAGTTTTGAGACACCATCGCGCCCGCGCCTGTTAGATTTTCAACGTCATTCAGCGGGTCGTCAATGTCCGGCCCGCCCGTTTCATTGTTGATGATCAAGTGGAGCCGCGAAACGATCACTTGGCGCATCCGTTCATCTTGGATGCTAGCCATGCAATCCTTGATGTCTTCCAAGGCGTGCGAGAAAAGCGGATACCCGCGCCCTTGTTCGGCGTAGGCAGGGTCGAAGAAATGGATGACGTCGGATGCTGGCACTTGCTTGTATTCGCCGCCTCCAATCTCGAAAAGGTATCCGGCCGGCCTGCCGCTTGCGAAGTAAATGACGCCATCGCGGAGTCGGTATCCGTCAAACGTGCCACCCACAACCCGGTCGCCCATCGTGCCGCTGTGGCATCGATGCGAGGGGACAAGCTGGATGCGCGGGAATTTGTCATCCCCCACGACCATGATCCAGAAACAGTCGCCGTCTCGATCCATTGAAACGCTTGTCAAATAAAGCATCTGCCACCAGTCAAACACCCCTCCGCGAATGTCGCATTGCGGATACCAGACGCTCTCCATGTATTTCGCCGCCTGTGCGCCGCGTTCGGGGTTTCCGCTGCCAACGTAGGATGGCAACCATGCCGCGCCAACGCTGAAATCGGCACGTTGATGCGCGATGGTTTTGATAACGCCAAAATTGAAAAACAATCGGTTAGAAAGGGCGGCGAGCGTGCGCCTGTCGCTTGTCGTAATCAGCTTGTCAATGTCGCCAATCAAACGGGCGTATTGCGGCCCGCGATAACGCGATTGATCCGCCGCGTGTGCGAAGCGGTAGGGGGTGCCAAATTGATCTAGGATTGTCGCCATGGGTTAGAAATAGGTTTTGGCTACGCGGGAAATAGGCTCGCCGAGGTCGAACATTTTGACGACAAGGCGCAACATTTGCAGACGGTTTCCCTGCGTCATCGGCCCAGACGTGGTGAATGTTTGCCCGTTGACGGTGCCGCTAGTCACCATTTGAGACGCGGCAGGATCGGTTGCAATAGCCAAGGCGAGGCTTGCAAATTCCGCACGAATGGCGGTAACGGACGCGGGGGTGTCCTTGGTCGCCTCATAGATCGTGCGTGCCGCGCCGAAAATGTCCATGCGCGGAAACTAACAGCGCGCTGTTAGATTGTCAATCGTCGGGATTTCAGCGGATGCAAGCCACGATGCCCGCAATCCATCTGCTACGGCTCATGTCGCCGCGTAGCTCGTCAATTCTCGCCCATGTTGCGGGCGGCAAGTTGATGCTTGACGTTGTGACAGTGCGGCCTGTGCCGCTACCAGGCTTGCGACCTGCGCCTTCTCTTGCGCCTCCTCTGGTTGGTTTCATGCTGTTGCTTTAAGGTGGTCTTCGATCAATTCTTCTAAAAGTTGTTCGGTGTAAGTAGGCTGCCCCATGACTAGCTTTATGTAGTATTCCATTTTGCACTGCGTTGCGAAAGCGGGGTGAGGTTCTCCTGCTGCCGTGTAGTTGGTGAGGATGATTTCACTGAGTTGCTTGATTTTGTTTTGTGTGGTGTTGGACATGCGCAAACACTACCCGCTGTTTTGAATCAAGTCAACATCTTTTTTCATTTTTCTCAATTATTTTTCACTGGCGGAAAATCCTTGATTTTACAAGGGTTTCACTCGTTTTCCGCCTCCGCCGTCTCGTCATATTGAAACAATTTGTAAAGCAAACCCTGCCCAACGGCGTAATACATACAGTCCCAAAGGTGGTTTTGCGCGTGCGATTTGCCCGGCGTCCAGATCCATTCCGTTCCTTGATCCTTGCCAAGGTTGCGCTTTTCCCTTCGCTCGCAAGTCATGTGCTCGCGGAAGGAGTCGGAAACGTCGCTCGGCAGTTCAATCGCGCCCTCGCGTTGCGTCATACGGTAGAGCGTGTCCTTGATGGGGTTTGAAGCTAGGCGGCGATACGTCGCAACCTTGCCATCCGGCAGCATCTTGCGCGACTTGTCGGAAAATAGACGTTCGACAAATCGCCCGTTTCCGATTGGCCAGCGGAAGGATCGTTCATCGCGGCCAAGAACGCCATGCCAGCCGTTAGTCGCCGCAATGCTCGCCATGCGGTCAATCTCAAATCCGAAGTCCAGCCAAACGCGATGCGGGGCGATGCCGTAGCTCGCCGCAATGTCCACAAGTTCTTGCTCGTTTCCGCCGCGTGATTGCGTGCGACCTTCGCGGAGCACTTTTAAAACGCCACCCGGTTTCCATGTCGTGACGCAATACCAAAAATGATCCTTGCCTGCGTCAATCGTCATGAAACGCGCTAGGCCGATGTCCCGGCCCTTATGCCGCATCTGGATTTCTGCCGACAATCTCTCTTTGGTGGCAACGTCTGCCATCGAATACGCCGCGCTTGTCGAAAGTTCGATTGGCGAGTCTGTCATTTCATCGCTCCAAAATTCGGCGCGGTGTTTCTGCCGCCATTGTTGCAACGGCATGTAATCGCCAAGGTTTTTGGCTTCCATCGCGTTCAAAAACGCCAAAACGTCATCCGCCATCGGTATCCACCACACTGCGCCACGGTCAACCTGGAATCCTCGCCTTTCCGCCGGTGCGTCCTTCCCGCGAATGTATCCGCCTTTGCCGTTGCCCATGTTAGATTCTGCCAACGCCCGGCGCGATTGCGTCGTGTCGGGATGTTCTTTCCCGCACGATGGACAAACTCGGCGAGCGGTTTTTGCTGTCGCGTCCTTGTCGCCTTCAACGGTGTCGAATTTCACTTGATCCCAGTCGAAAGGTTGTTCGCTTCCACACTCACAACGCCAGCCAAAGCGGCTCATGTCAGTCGCTTTCCATTGCGCGTCAAACTCGCCATCCGAAAACCCGCCTTGGCTCACCATGTATTCCTTGCGGTTCCATCGGTTGTGGTGTCGCGCTTGAAACTCGCGCACAAGACCCGCTTTCCATGCCCAAACCTCGTCACCGTAAAGCCAACGCATTGAGAGTTCTTGGAAGCTACTCATGTTCGCGCCGGTCACAAGGAGCGGCATGTGGGGAAACATGATCTCGGTCTTGCGGACTTTGTTCCGGTCTGTCGGAAGCAAGGCCGCCAGCGGCTCGCATTGCCGGATTGCAGGCATCAATCGAGACTCTGCCCAAAAGCCGGATGTCGCATCCGTTTGCGAGGCGTAAAGCATGGGGCCTGGATCTTCGGAAACGACATAGCAGGTCAACGCTTCCGCCATCGTCGATTTTCCGCTGCCGGTAGGCGCGAGAACGACAACTTGCCGAGTCTCAATGTCGGCGGCGCATTCCATCGGGGCTTTCCACCATGGGGTTTGCGAGGGATCAAAAAACGATGAACGCTCGGAGTTGGCAATGCGAACGTGCTTTGCCGCCCATTCCCACGGCGGAAGACCTGTCGGCGGGCGCAATGCTGCGCGAAATGATTCATAGACTGCTTTCATTGGTGATCCTCCGTTGCTTCAAAAATGGCGATTGACTCGCTGGATAAGCGGTCAAGAACGGCGTAAATCTCGTCTCTTAAAACCCGCTGGATTGCCGTCTCGGCTAGGCCGCTAATTCGCGGAGGTAGCTCGGATGGTAGCTTTGTGAATTCCGAACGGATTGCAGACACTACACGGATGATCTTTTCCCTGACTTCTTTTTCGGGAAGAAGTTCGCGGGCGGCAAGCCTGACTTGCGCGGCGATTTTTAATGCCTTCAGCTTCTCATGCGAAATCTTCACGCTCGCCATGTCATCGGCGGCGGAAACCTCGTTGATGATCTCCTCAAGCGTTTGGGCGGCTCGCGTTCCAATGTGATCCGATGTTTCCGGCGCGTTCTTGGGCGAGCGGCTAGGCTTTTCCCGGCAATGGTTCCGCATCTCGTCATCATTCCAAATGTTCACGCCCTTTGCCTGCGCGTAATTGACTTGGTCCAGGGTAATCCCGTGGAGTTCGGCAATCGCTTTTTTGGTTTTCTTGGGCATGATCAGATGGGGAGGTTCATTTGTGGAACGGTAATCCGGTTCCTTTTTGACGTGTTTTCTTTAGCGCAAAGCGGGCGCAAGTTGGAATAGTGCCAGCAAAGCGCAATTTGCTTTTCGTCTGAATGGTCAAACGAATCAACCGGGTGTATGTGGTCAACGTGCCAGCGGGTTCCGTAGTTTTCCCATGTCATCCATTTTTGAAACTTACGCTCCAAGTGTTCGCGCAACTCTCCAACGGTGCATCCGATGTATTTCATGGTGGTCTTGTCCTTCCCAATCTTCAAAACCTCGCGAAGCCTGCTGCGTAGGTTTTTTTTCATACGGAAAAGCGGATCATTGCAATACTTGCGCTGTCTTTCGGCGTGGCGGGCTTTTACCTCTGGGCGCTGGCGGTATTCTTTTTTCTGGATAGCCTGTTGCCTTGCGTGCTTTTTGTATTGAGCCTTATGGTCGCGCCTTTTGTTTTCCATGTATCTTAAGGCCAGAATAGACCAATCTGGAAATACCGTTGTCTTGCGGTGCGTGTTTAGCTCTGAAATCCAGTATTGCTTGAACACGTCGTATTGCTTCCCGTTTTTGGTTCCCCAGTGTTTCTTTTTGACAGCCTCGATTCTCGCGCTTTCGCCGCGTTGATACGTAATGCTTGCAATTTCTTCGGCGTCATTGTCTTGCCGCCCTTCCTGCTGAATTCTTTGTGGTTCATGTTGCACGTGTTTTTGTTAGACCGCTGTTAGAAAGTTGTCAAGTCGTTTTGTTGTATGTCCCTTTTCAAACAATCGTTTGCTTGTAATGCCTCGGAGGCGCAGCGAGGCGCGAGGTCGGGAGTTTGAAATCTGTTATTTTTTCTAGAGTGCCAATCCTTGCCCCCTAGCTCGCCCCGTGCCGCGTCGCAACGCATCGCCGCTTGTCTTGTGCCGTCGGCACTCTTCCCCCTGCTTAGAATTGATTTTAGCGCGGTGCTCATAGTCTCGCTCTTTCCAATTTTAGCGTTTGATTTCTGTTAGGTGTCAAGGATAAAGTCATTTTATGGATTCAAGCGCGGTCTTGCATTTCTCAAGGCACCGCGTCAATCGCTCCGCTTCATCGTGGTGCATCCGGTATTTCGCCCGAAGCTCGTCGCGCTCGCGGGTGGCCTCGGCAAGCTCGCGTTCAAGTTGGCGGGCAAAAGGTGCAGGCACGGCGATTCCGTGCGGCCGATATTCGGCTGTGTCCGTGTCCCATCGCCAAGCGGTGAACATGGCCGCATCCGTCCTCGGCGTATCACTCTCCTTGTTTTGTGTTTCCATTGTGTTTCTTGGTTAGATTTTCACTCTATCATGCGCGACAACATGCTTCATGCCCGTCGTCAACCTCCGAATGATAGCCTGCGCTTGCGCTGAGTCACGCCCATTTTGAGCCAAAATCTTCTCCTTCAATTCTGCGCCAGTGATCTGCATCGTCCATATTGTCGGGAGGTGGTTCCCGGTGCGCGATTCTAGCAGGTTGTAAAGCGCGGTTGACCATGACTCTGTAAATTTGGCTTGTGCGATATCGTCGATCACAAGCAAAGGCAAGCTGTGCATGGCGTCGTTCCACTTGCGTTTCGGCCCGGTCATGCCGTCATCAGCTTTCGCCGCGTCGATGCTGATTTGCCGGATTTCGGTTCCGCTCCACCATCGAAACGGCATTTTAAGCCATGCGACAAGGCAGGCCACGGCGCATGATTTACCAAGCCCGCTAGTGCCGATCACACCGATTCCGTTAGGAAACTTGAAACGATCCCATCCCATCACCCCGTCAAGTTGCGGCGGGATTTTAGACGGAACGGCATTGCGGTAGTTTGCCGGCATGTTTTCAAGCATCGCCTGCCATCGGCGGTGCTGCTCTTTAGCATCCCATTCGGCGGCCGCTATCGGTTCGCAAGCGTCGCAGATTGGAACGATGCCTGGTAAATCCGCGCATGGCTCGTATTCAACGTGAACGCCACATCGCGGGCATGGGTTTGTGATCGTTTTCATTGGTTATTGGGACTTTCGGGTGAGGATAATTTGCTGTTAGCCAGAATTGCCCTATGTTCATTCACTTTGTCGCGGACATCGCCAGCGTGGGGGTAGTGCCATTCCGTTTCGTCTCCCACGCGCCATCCGGGGAATGCGTAGTCCACTCCGCGCCAGCACATGCCCTGATTTTGCAGCCATCGGAGGCATTCAGCGGTTTTCAGTAAGTCGCGGTATTCGTCTATTGGTATTTTGATCGTTTCCATAATTTCTAAAGAGGCTAAACAAGGGAGTGATGGCAACGGGAACTAGCCGTTTGAGTCGGTGGTGGATTCAGAGTCCTGCGCGGCTAGTTCCCGCGCCATACCCCCAGCGTTGTCCCCAAGAATTGGACGCGCCATCAGCACGCCGTGGAACGTCTCGTATTCCATACCGTCTTGGGTCGGCCCTGGACACGGGCAGGTGTCGTATTCACACCCACACAGGGAACACACGTTCCCGAGTTCGCCCGTGTCTTCATATTCATCATCGTAGCTTTCGCAGTCGCCAGCGAAGCTCACGCGCCGCCATCCGGTATCACCTCCCCATTGCAGAGCCATCGCGTCCGCGATTCCCTGATACGTCTTGGAGCGTTCCCGCCAGCGGTCAGGCGAAGGGGTGAGCTTATTCTGGCCGTTGTCGCATTGGTTCGCCCAGCGGGGCTTGCCGTAAACCATCCGGGGCGGGACATTCGCGGTTGGTTGGAGTTTTGGCAGACCTTTCAGCCATAGTCCGGTTGTCTTGCTGGCATCGTCCCCGAATTGATGTGGCTGTATGTATTGATCCGCCTTGCGGATGTGGCTGGAGATTGCGCCCACCGGGTTCTCGATGGCGATGCGCGGGCAGTCGGCATCCATGAATAGGCGCACGAAGTCCAAGGCTTCCGCTTGTGCCTTGCGGCGGGCTTCGCCCACCAGCGTTCCGGGTTTAACTTTCTGGTGATACCCCACGCCGGGGAATTTCACGAAGTCCGGGTCAGATGATGCCCACGCTGCCGCGACGTTTAGATAGGTGCATGGCGGATGGGCGATGATTAGATCCCATCCGTTGCCGAGGATGTCCCTAACGTCCCCGGTGTAGTGATCGCCGGGTGTTTCCGTTTCCAGCATATCGCAGGAGGTGGCGACGTGTCCCAATGCGTTGAATGCATCCCGGACGGTTCCCGATGACTCGCAAGCCACAAGAATCCGAAGAGGGACAACAAGACCTTGCTCACAACCGCTGACAGCGGCGGAGTCTGGGGCGAGTTTAAGCTGTAATTGCGCTGTCATCGGTGTGAGAAGTTAGGCGTTTGCAGTTTCCCCGCCCGCAGTCATAACCCCATCTAGCGAAAGGGACACGGGCGGGGGATTTTCTCCGATTTCGGCACTCGCCGGGCGGGGAAGGTGGTTTGAAAGCAGATTGCGGCCATTTTGCGTTAGAATCCACGTTGAAGGGTTTGGGCGCGTCCCGTGCTGTTTGACTAGCAAGGCTTCCGCCAATCGGCGCAACGTCGAATACGCGGTGGTTAGCGGTATGGCTGTGCAATCGGTTACTTCGTTTGTGCTGCATTGCCCGCGCTCTTCGATCACAAGCAGAATTTCCAAGTCATGCAAGCTGGAAATCCCGGCGCGGCGGAAATGGTGGATTTGTTGGCGGAGTGTTTTCATGGTGGTTAAAATGGCAATGGATCGACCATGCCGTGTTCTTGTTGGTTGAGGTCGCCGGGGCGGCGGTGTGTAGATGTGTTTCTGCGGTTCCATGTCCTGACGGTGGCCCTCCAGTCTTTGATGCTTGTCTTGCCCCTTATCCATCCGTTCGCTTCATAGTGATCAATGAAGTTGTCAGCTTCAAGAAACGGGGGAGAGAGAGTTGCGCCGTAGGCGGCAACTTCTGCGACTGTCGGCTTTTGAAATCTCTCTCTCTTAGGTTTGTCTTTAGTTTCTGCTTTTGTATCTGATTCTGCTTCTGCTTCTGCCTCTGTATGTGTGCATTTTGCTGATTGTAATTGACTGTCATTGACTGTCATTGACATGTCATTGACATTTTCACGCTTGGTTGAGCGGTATTCGGCTTGTTTGCGGCGGTTGTATTCCCTGCGTTCTTCGGCAGACAGCAACGCCCGGTATTTTCCGTGGTTCAAAAGCCGCCACCCGCCGTCAATCTCTTGGATGCGCCTGCCCTCATGGTCTTTCGTCCGGCTGTATTCGTCCGGTGATTCCAAGCAGGCAAGTGCTGCGTTGCATTGCTGCAAAGTGACGCCTGCCCGCTTGGCAAGCCCTGGAATGCTCGCGTGAACCTCGCCGTTGCGGTCAACCATTGCAAGCATGGTGATCCAGACAACCTTTGTTTCTAGCGGTTCTTGCCAGATTGTGCTGTCGAGGATGCTGTTGAATAGCTTTGTGAACTGCATGGCGGGATTCTAGCGGATTGTGTATTTAATGTCAAGACTTTTGTTGACTGTGTATGTTGCGTAACGGTTAGGCGTTACAAGTCAAGCGGGGATTCGGTTAGATTTGATCCAGTCACCGGTTATTAGTTTGATTTTCTAGGTATTGCCGCCATTGTCTCGTCATTCCTTTCCCGGTATCGCCAGCGGCGGCGAGCGAGTGACGGGTTGCGTTTATTTTGCCGCCAAAGTGGATTGCCTCATGGCATTGGCGGCATACAGCCATTAGGCATTTCAGCGTGTCATGCTTTGGATACCATCGGTGATGAAGTTGAAAAAAAGGCGCATCATGTCCGCAAAACTCACAATTACCACGCGCCCGACGTTGGGCGGCATCGCGCAAACGATGCCACCCTACACGGTCGCGCTCTTTGGAATTGTGAAATCTCACAAAA